TCCCTAAAGGATACCCTTATATAAATTACTAATGACTGGAATTAAGGCGGTAACATTGGTTACATTGGTAACATTAGTAACGGACACCTCCAGAGAAAAGAGTTTTCCCACATCACTTTACTAAATCACTTGTTTGCGGCACGATACCTTGACAAAACTATGCACGGTGTGTTATGTTACGCCAAATGACAAAACGAGACCTGACCAAAGAAAGGAAAATATACTACGAGTGGCTGACAACATTCCCTGATGTAAGGGAACCCCGCTCAAAAGCCGCAATGACAAGACACCTGGGGGTACACAAGCAGACTGTCGCATTATGGGACAAGGAGTTGGCGAAATACAATTCAAGGGATTTCTTCCTTGCCAAGAAACGAGAAGTGGACGAAGGAATCCTGACAGGCATTAAGAGGGGCAATGCCCAGATGGCAAAGCTGGCGAAACAAATATCCGGTGAACTGGTTGAAAAGACGGATAATGTACACAGGGTGGTGTTAACCGCAGATGACTACAGCAGGCTTAGCAGAGAGGCAGAAGGCGAGCTTAGAGAAGAACTTCCGAGAATACGAGAAATGCCGCCAGAGTCCAATTTACTTCTTGACGAAGTACGCAAAGATTGAGGATAATATCCGTGGGCAGACTGTAAGTTGGGAGCCGTGGGCTTATCTTTTGGATTTGCTGGATGTCTTTGAGGAAGAGAGTGAAATCCGTATAGGTAAAGCACGGCAGCTTGGTATATCCTGGCTGGTTTGCGGATATGCCGCATGGACAGCGTTGTTTCGTGATAATGCGGTTATCCTGCTCTTTTCACAGGGCGAGAGCGAGGCGTGGCTAATGGTGGATAAATGTAATTTTATTCTTACTAACTTGCCTGATTTTCTCAAGAGAGAGGCAAAGCACGACAGGCGTGATTACATAAAGTTCGCATCTAATAACTCCTTTATCAAAGCCCTGCCGTCAACCGAAAAGGCTGGCCGTGCCTATACCGCTACCCTTGTTATAAGGGACGAGGTGGACTACCACGAGTATGCAGAACAAAACTTCTCTGCCGTTGGACCTACCGTTGATGCCGGTGGCAAGATGATTGACCTCACTACCAGAAACAAGGACAAGGCGGTTGAGCAATCACATTTTATGCAACGCTGGCTGCAATCAAAGACAGGTGCCATAAGCGGCAGGAATGTGTTCCTTGGGTGGAGAGAACGCCCCGTAAGGGACCACGAGAAAACCATTGATGAATGGTTTGACGGTATCAGAAAGAAATACCCGCCGTATCAGGTTGAGAAGGAATACCCCGCCACCGAGGATGAGTTCTTGAGTGAAGCCCTTACAACCAAGTTCTTTAATCAGGACGGCATTGATTGGATAAGGAGGGATTGCTATCCCCCTGTGGATATTGACCCCGATTACCCGACCGTTAAAATATGGGCTTACCCCGAGCCTGGTCTCAACTACTGCTCCTTTTTAGACCCCTCCAACGGCGGCGACCCCCACGCTGCAGGGTGGATGGAAACCGTTTCAAAAAGAATTGTCTGCGTATCACACGGCAGGGTAAAAGCAGAGGTGTGTGCCGATATATTTGACAGGTACAACCGCTATTATAACAACGCCTATAACGAGTTTGAACTCAACGGGGAATCGGGCAGAATGGTGGCACAGGTTCTTGATGTGCTGGCGACCCCCAACCGCAGGATGGTAAAGGGCAAACACGGGTGGTATACCGCAGGGTCCGCAAATTCCAAATCCAATGTCAGGGATTTGATGCTTGATGGGCTGGAAGAGGCTGTCAGGAACAAGAGAATGAGAATACACTATGCGGGAATCCCCAACGAGATGGATTATATGATAAAGAAAGAATCGGAAAAACCAAGGGTTCCAGCTACCAAGCACGATGATTTAATCATGATGCTTGGAGGGCTATGGCAGATTTCCAAGGAAACCCAGTTTTCCGAGGCCGTATCCATGTCTGGGGCTTGTGAGGGTTTTGCATGAGAACAGTAGAAGAAATCAAGGAACTGGCTGATTGGCTGGAAAACGATTACCACAGGGAAAGGATAAAGCTGCAAAACGAGGATTGGACTTATTACAAGGACACCTTCAAGGTGCCGTTTATCAAGGCACCATACAAGGTGTCACGGCTGGGTTCGGCAACGGATATAGTAGATTCGCCCGTAGCCCATATAATAACCCAGCACCCCCAGGTTTATGTTGAGGCACTCTCCGACGCTGATGTTGCGTTGGAACGAGCAAGGAAGAGGGGTGCTTACCAGAACCACATAGCTGATTTCCTGACATACCAGAGCCCCCAGCCGTACAAGGAACTATTAAAGAATCTCCTTGCAAGGGGAGACGGGTGGATACACCCCGTCAATAACCCGTCTTTTAACAAGGATGAGTTGTTTCAGGACGACATACCGATAATATATTCTATCCCCGACCCCATTGTCGTATTCGGTTCTCCCGATGAAAGGAACGGGGTGCCAGATTATGTGGTCGTAAAATACAAGCGGTACTACAGGTCGGTTATGAACAGGTACGAGCACTGGGCTAACCCCAAGCACCGTGGCGAGAGGGACAAGTATGTGGAATGGCTGGCTTATTTTGATAAGGACATTCGTTATTTTGAAGCTGACGGTCAACCTGTTCTCCCTCTCATAGATACCGATGACTACGGGATACAACCCAACATATTGGGGTTCACGCCTTTTGTCCATTGTTACTCTGGTTACGGCAAGGCAACCCCTGATGGCGGACCAGAGGAACTGGCGGTCAGCAGGATAAGACCCGTCAAGGGCAGGATAATGCTAAAGACCGAACTCGCTTCCAGCCTTGCAAGCCAAATTAAATTATATGTCCACAGGCGTTATGATTTTATTCCAACCGCTCCAAATGTTACCCTGCCCAAGGATTTCAAATATGACCTGAATTACGGGCATTGGAACTTCATTCCTTTTGGCATTAACGTGGCTGAAAGGTCTGGTTCGGCACCAGCATCTGAGGCATACGGCTATCTCAACATGCTTGATTACGAGATTTCCAAGGTTTCTCCTCCCGTCATGCAGGGTATGGGTACAGGTTCTTCAGGGCGGCAGGACGATATATCTTCAAAGCACGGCTTGGCTCAATACGGGAGCGTGATAGATAACGCATCAACCGCATGGGCTATGGCATTAGGGCCGATGGGGCTGAGGATATTAAAGAACAAGGACCTCGGTCTTCTCCCCGTTTCTATCCGTGCATCTATGCTTGAGAAGGGGAAGAAGGTCAGGGGCGAGATTACGCTAAAGAGTGAGGATATTGACGATTTCCATTGTGTGGTCAAGTTAAAGGCTGCCGACCCGATTGAGGATAAGGCACAAGCCCAGATAGGAACTGCCAAATGGCAAGCAGGCGAAATAGATTGGATGACCAACCTGACAGAATATCAGGGTAAATCGTTTGACGAGGCTGACGAGATAATTAACCGCAGGATGGCAGAGGACTTCGTGAAGAACAACCCTGATTTGTTCAATGCAATGGTGATGGGAATGAACGAAAAACTCGGGATAGGGGCTACGCCTGTTCCCCAAGAAGCATTAGGACCTCAAGGTCAGATGCCAGGTCAGCAAGGACCAATCCCCGGTCAGCCAGGGGCACAAGGGGGTCCCCCGAGAAGGGGGAATATAAAGAGTATAGACGCATTGGCAAAGGACGCTGATATGCAACTGGCAGCACGAGGACCGAGGAGGTCACCTGGACTATGAGGGACAATCGGTTTGATACTGTTTTAGCTTATGCCAACGAAAGGGCACAGAAAATCCGTGACTATGTAGGTATTGGAAAGGATAAGCCAAATGTGAAACCCTTTAATACCGTATTAACCCAGCCAGTAGATATTTTGTATATCTACGACAAGCTGATGCAACCAGAAAACGAGGATATAATGGGGCAGGTGCTGCAACGGCACGGGGCAGAGACATTTGCCGAATTTGAAAAGAAAGCCCTTCGTAGTAGAAAGGCTAGGGGGTTATAATGGCGAACGAAGAAGAGTCAACAGTTGAAGGGTGGGGTTGGTTTCAGGATTTACTCGTAACTTTAATGGGGAAAAGCGATTTCCCCCTTGAGGCTTTGGGCTTTGGTGGACTGGGCACAGTAGCGATTGGGGAGAAAGAATATAAGGACTATTTAGACGCTGGTGGTGAATTGGATGTTGCGGGGTGGTTATGGGCAGGTGCTCCAGAAGGACCGCAACTTGGTGAAGAAGATATAGACTTAGAAACAACCAGAGAACGGTCTATATTAGAATGGAACAATTCTATGTTTGTCACCAATGCGACACTGAGCCAGCCAGGGGAGGAGAATGTCAATCCTCCCGAATTTGACCCTGCTGAAGGGGCTGAGTGGACTCTTGTAAACTATCTTCCCACTGGGAAGTACATGCCCGGCGGTATTTGGATACAAACTGCAATAGGTGCAGACGAGACAGAGTTACCCCCAACTCTCAGGTATCCAGAAGAAGAACCTCAAGAGGGGATGAAGTGGCAATGGAGCCCTGATAACCAAGCATGGATTGAGCAAGAAATAAAGCTGGATGAGATTGATATAGCAATACTCAAGCTTCAGCAAGCACAAAACGCACACGTAACTCTATCAGCATATGAGAAACAGCATATTGGGATACTGCTCAAGCCATATAACGAGTTAACTGCGGCAGAGCAGGAACAGTTTGACTACAATGAGGCTTTGTTTGAACAAGAGAAAATCCAATGGGCTGCAGAATATTGGAGACGCAAGGATTTAGATGATGTGGCAGCAGCCCAATGGCGTGAAGAGATGGACCGGAGGATTGTGGAGTATGGTACTCTGAGTGCTTGGCAACAAGCACAGACGGAACTCTCCGAAGCCAAGATTATTATAGACGAAAATCTGGTTGCGATAGAACAACAGAAGGCTGATTTAGCGGATAAGGCATTTGACGAGTTGTCTGCCGAGCAGCAAGCCTTATTTGCTCATAACGAGGAGTTATTCGCCCAGCAAGTATTAGAATGGGAAAGGGAATATGACGAATTAACTGCAATAAATGCAGAAAGAGTCAGGCAAGAAGATGAACGGTTGGCTCAAGAGGCTCATCAGTTTGAGACTTTATCAGCGTATGAGCAAGCTACGCTTGATTTGAGTCAGTTTCAATGGGAGAACCTTTCGGCAGCAGAGCAGGCACAATTTGGCTTTGACCAGTCTGTCTTTGAACAGCAGAAATTCCAATGGCAGCAGGAGTTTGACCGAGACAAGTTTGAATTTGATAATCTCTCGGCTTGGCAACAAGCACAGCAGGGTATCCAACTGAGAGACCTTGGGTTACAGGAGAGAATAGCACAAGCAGAGTTTCAAAAAAGACCTATGGATTGGTTAGCTGCGTGGCAATTTTCCAATCCTACATGGTCTGGGGTTCCGAGGGGGACTGCAAACCCCAATGCACAACCATACATTCCGATACCAGAAGGTGGGTTTCAGCCTTCGTCGCAACCAATGCCAGGCGGTAACCCGCCACCTACACCAATGGGAGGTAGATAATGCCAGAACAGTACGGTTATCAAGATGAATATACCCCTTTTGGGAGAGCACTGGCAGCCTTGAAGATAGCAAAACAAGAGTTTATGGTAACACTGCCCAAACCACGCTACGATGAGTTGATGCCAGATGACCCAGCGTATGGCGATTCGCCTCTGGTGGCAGAGGGGCAACTTGTGCCTCATCCTCTCCAACCTAAACCATACTACCCGTCCCCTATACCCAACTATCCTTCGTACTACGATGAGTTGATGCCAGATGACCCAGCGTATGGCGATTCGCCTCTGGTGGCAGAGGGGCAACTTGTG